TTTCCTCACGAAGGAATTTTTCTTGATTCTCCAGGAGAACTGCGGTTACCATTCTACGATGTGAATCTCTGATTCCATCTAGTCCCTGATAGTCAAGGATTGGTGCCCACTTTTCCTGCAATTGTTCTGCATTGAACATTTGCATTTGATTTACCTCTGTTAAAAGTGTTGTTTTAGTTTGATTTTATGATTTAAAAATCACTTTTTTGATGCTCTGCTGAGAACTGATAGGTAGCTCTCCATAATTCCACTAATTTGTGGAGAATCAGAATATTCTACTTCTTCAGAGAGATTCTCAGTTGCATCTCTTTGAGTACCAGCGGTTCTGGTTGGGAAATAAGATTCCCTCAGTGTTACTAGTTTCTCACGATAGTTATCTTCACTATCAAACTCAACATTTTCTGCAAGAGAAGCGAGTTTGTCCTTCTGAGAAAGTGCGAGACCCTCAGTGACTTCGGAGAAGATTACATCGGTAACCGACTCTGCTAATCTCTTATTTAGAGCAATATTATGTCTAATTTGCTCGTTGAGTTTTTCTTCCATTTCATCTAGTTTATCTACCATACTCTCGACTACATCATATCTTTCTTCAGGGATTGTTACATAATGATCTTCAAAAAGACCCCTCATTCCTTGGAGGAATGATTCGGTCATCTCAGTTTTAAGTCCTTGCTCAATTGCAAGAACATTTTCTGCTACCCATTCATCGGCAACATACTCAAGATAAGCATCAACTCTTTCTACGAGTTCGGATCTCACTGCCTGAATTTCTTCAAGCAGTGCTTCCTCATACGCTTCAGTGAGTTGTTCTTTAATTTCATTAACTTTAGATTTGATAGCAGCTTCGAAGATGGTTCTTGCCTTTTCTTGGAATTCTTCGGAAAGATCCTCACCAGCAAGAAGAGCATTTACATCTTCTTCGATGCTAAACTCTTCCTTCACATCTTCATCTTCCGAGTCATCCTCTTCAGATTTAGAAGACTTCTTTTTGGCATATTCTTTTTTATCTTCTGTTTCATCTTCTTTGCTACCTTCATCTTCATCTTCAGTAGCTTCCAAGATTTCTTCTTCGGAAATCAAATCTTCTTCATCTTCCTCAGTCTCTTCCTTAACTGCACTTTTAGTAAGATGTTGCATTGCTTCTGCAGATTTAGCACCCTTATTTACAATATTCTTGACTTGAGCAAGAGTTTTTCCGGGGGTGTTTAGTTTTGCTGAATCATCATCAGTTTTGTAATTCTCTGGGGTAGGACCGCCAAGATCTTCCCAACTTCCAGTTTGCCCAGGAGCAATACCTGTGGTCAACTTTTGCATTGGTTCTGCTGACTTAGCGCCTTTGGTTACTACGTTTTCCATTTCTTGTAAATTTCTACCAACGGACATTTTTAGTTGATTGTGTTATAATCTATATTTATTTATAAATTAAAGATTTGCTAAGAAATCTTGGAACAATTCAATTTTATGTTCCTGAAGTTTTTTGCTATCTACTAGTGTATTAATTCTTCTTTGAGTCTTTTCAACAAGACTTCCACGAAGAATACCACCATCCCAAACCCACTCTTTACCTTCCATAATTCCTTGAACAAAAGCATCAGGAGCGGAAGGATCGGCAACGATATCTGCAGCGGTTGCAAGCATGAAATCTTCGCCAACAATTTTATGACCTTCATTGGTCAACTTAAGTGAACCTACACCACGAGAAGAAACACCAAGACAAACACCCTCAGAGATAAGTGCTTTAGCAATCTTACCCATAGGAGTTTCTAGAAGCTGTGCCTTACCTCTAATATTTCTACCTTCACGAACAAGAGATGTGATCATATGTGATACACGATCCAAATTAACTGTTGGTCCATCGGGATGCCCAAGTTCTCCAAGAGCACGTCCCTTATTCACAAAAGATTCATTATAACGATCAACTTCCCTCATCAAAGTTTCCATGGGATACATTCTCCCATTACGATTACAAATATCACCTTGAAGGAAAATACCTTCAATAAACATTTTTTTAGTGGAACCTTTTCCTTCGGTAATAAATTTAACCTTTTGTACTTCTTCTGTGATGAGTTTCATTTCTTATGCGTCTCCAGAAATTTGAACTTGTTGAATATAAAGTACTCCAGTTCCAGTTCCATAAGAGGAAACTCTTACAGATCCTCTTAGATCTCCATCAGAAGAAAATGTAGTCAAAATTCCACTAGTATTCGTTCCAATAGAAACTCTAGTTGAAAAATAACCATCATAGGATGAAGTTCTATTTACTGAAATCACTGGTTGATGGGTGAAATTGAAATAGGGTTGACCAACTGATCTTAATGTTACATAATCCCCTTCAATGAAAGGGGAATCTGTTCCCTCGGGAAAATTTATAGTCGTATTAGTTCCAGTAGTAATTGCAACTACTCTTTGCGATGCTGGACTTAATGCTAGAGTAGAAGTGCTATTAGCGGGAACATAATAATCAGTGGGAGATGCTGTAGGATTTGTTCCAATTGCAACAAATGTTCCGGCAGTAACTGCTACAACTCTCAGGGTATCTGATTGTAATAATATCGGGGTAGAACTAGTAGCAGATGCGGAAGCAATTGCTACTGAAGTTCCTAAACCAACTGGTCTATGAGTTGCCATTATTCGTCATCTCCACCAAACATTGTGGTAGCAACTTCAGGTCTAAACGAATCAATTCTTTCTGCAGATTTTGCGAAAAGAATATCTTTAATTTTATCAGTAACTTGAGATGCGGCAGAATCAGTAGCAATCAAATCTATAAGATCTTCCATAAATTTTAATGTAGTTTGTGTTAATTATTTATATCTCTGCTTTTTTTGAGTCCATCGTTAGTTTTTTATTAGATTCTGCATCTACAGATGCTGCCGAATTATCCAATCCTGGATCTTCTGGCATAACACCTAATGAATTTGGATCCATTCCTCCCATATCAGTTCCAGGAGCTGGTAATGGTTCTCCGGTTATTGGATCAATTGAATTTGGATCAGGAATAATTCCTTTCTCAATTTCTTTTTTAATTTGATTATCAATATCCAACATTTCAGAATCACTTTGGTGAAGAATTTTAGATCTTACATATTGAACCGAGAAATATTTTCCAATATATGGTTCAATAGTTGCTAGGGTTGCTAGTCTCTCATTTAATAATTCTGCTTCTTTCAATTCAGCAAACTGATTATCATAAAGATAATCAAACTGAATATGATCTGCCATTACTTCCCAATCTTCTGGGGTTGTAATATTTTTTAGAATCAATTGAGTTCTAAGAATATCTAAAAATAAATTAGAGAATCTTTTTCTTAAACGTCCTACAAATTTTGAAAACTTAACTTCATCTCTTAAAATTTCAGAAGAACGGCCAAGATTAAATCCACTTTCTCCACTAATTCTAGATTCAGGTACAGCAAGTGCTCTATAAAGTTTTCTTTGGAAATAATCAATATCAGTAATTTCTCCTAAATTTTGACCACCTGGAAGAGTTGTAATTTCTGTACCTCTACCACCTTCTCTACGAGGTAACCAGAAATCCTCCATCATAGACATAAATTTACGATCATCACGAATTTCTCCGGTATTTGCATCATAAATTAACTTATTCCTATAACGTGACATAACCTCTTTGAGGTATTGTTCTGCTTTAACTTTAGGAAGATTGCCGACATCAATATAAAAAATACGACGTTCTGGTGCTCTGGAAAGTCTATAAATTACAAGACTATCTTCAATCATTCGAAGTTGATTGAGTGCCTTAATTGCTTTATGTAAATATGATAATATAGTTCCTTTATTTCTATCTACTAATCCTGAAGTAACATAGGCGATAGAATCTTTAGCAATTTTAATTTGCTTCTGAGTTCCTCCGCCAGAAATCATTCCGGATGGATATGATGGTGCTGGTGAATATAGATAATATTCTTCAATTTCAGGAAAGAATATCTTCTGAGTTTCGTTTACGTTAGTTAAATTAGTTAAATCTTGTCTATTAGTTTTCTTTTCTTGTCTGACATATTTCATTTTCATTGGATCAATATATCTCAGATCCAATATTCCATCATGTGGTTTTTTTACATCAATTACTTTCATGTAATATAGTTTTCCATCCACATACCAATTTCTGAAAATTTCATGGGACTTTCTATCAAAGTCCAACATTTCTTTGATATTTTTAAATTCTTCTCTAATTTTTTGCTTTAGTTTGTCACTAGCATTTAAATTTGAGAGTTCGATCTCTACTGGAGAATCATATACATCGCTTACAATTGCCTCATTTACAACATCTTCGATGGCATTATCACATTCTGGGTGCAATGCCATCTCACGATATCTTTTAATGAGATCAAATTCAGTTCTATATACTCCTTCAATATCCAAATATTGACCATAAAATCCACTTGCAATAAAATTATCTACCCCGTCATCGTTATTTGGAGGAACGGGGGAGATAACTGATTTAGATTTTAACCTGTCATTGCTATCATCAATTGAAAAACCAAAAAGTTTTGCCATTTATAAAATCAGATCATTTTATATATTTAGTTAATATCTTCACCACCTGCTGCAGGTGAATTACCCTTAATTGCTTCCCACCACTGAACTTGGAATTCACAAGTAAATTCTTCAATTACATCAGTTGATTCATAAGAAAGTGAAATAGCTTCAACATTTGTTGGGAAAATATCGTACATGTGATAAGCCCTAAGAGTAGAACCATCACGATCCAATTGATAAACAAATGCATCTGCTTGATATGCTGCTGGATCAGTAACACCAGTATTATCGGAAACTTTATTGATGGAATTACTCCATTTTTCTAAAGCAGAACGAATTGAGAAATCAGTGTCATTGATGATTGTAACTGTCCAGGATGCGAAGGTTCTGTCTCCTGCGAGTTTCAGAATTCTTCCACGGAATGGAACATTTACTGGACCTAGTGTTGATGCAGGAAGTTGAGCAGTTTTGATTAAGAACCTTGCCTTATCTAGAACATTTGAGTTAGTTGGAGCTGAAGCTGGAAAAGAAAGAACCACTTCAAAAAGGTTAGGTCTTGTTCCACCACCGGTTAACTTACTTTTAAAATCAGTAATTTTTCTTAGTGGAGGTGGATTTAATTGATTTCTGGTTGCCATGAGTTTAAACCTCTAGATGAATTAGAATTTACCGATTACTTCTTCAAATGCTACACCAGTTCTGGTGGCAACAAATGTAAGACCAATGAAGTTAATTGATCTCGCTGGTTTGATATAAATGTCAGCAACAAATTCGTTACTATCAATTACAGCAGCAGTGTTGTTGGTCTGATCACAAACAACAACATAATCATAGATTCCTCTTTTTGCCTGAACATCTCTTAGGAAAGGTTCAACAATATTGACAAAGTTAGTTCTTGTAATTTCGTCATTAAATTCAAAGAGTTGATCTTTAGCAGCAGCAGAAATTGCCTGTTCAATATAGATGAAAAGTCTACGAACGTTGATTCTATCGAAAGCAGAAGATCTTCCTAGACCAGTTTTATCCCCAAATAGAATGATACCGGATCCAGGTGAGAAAATAATAGGGTTAATTCTATTAGAATACAGGCGATCTCTTTGCGATTTATTTGGATTGTATGCCAATTTAACTGCATTTAGAACCGCTCCTCTGCTGGTTCCTGCTGGGGAATACCATGCAAAGTTATTAATGTCATTACGAGCACATAGTCCAGCAATATCCCCATTCAGTGGAATATATCTGAAAGTATTTGAGAATCTATCATAGGTGTACTTATAACCACTATCAAAAATTGCATAAGATGAAGAAGTAACGGGAGAATAAAATCCGATTACATTTGAAGTGATTGTTTCTTCAGATTTTACCGTTACAGTTAAAGTGCCATTTTGGTTAGTAGCATCACTCAAAGCTGCTCCTCTATATGGGGAAATAAATGCAACTGCATCTTTTCTCAATTCGGCAACAGCAATAATTTGATTTGCAAGTGCCTGAGCGGTAGATAGATCATAATTTGCAGATCCCATGAGAATGAAATCTACTTTGTATTGCTCAGAATTGCCAAATTTTTGATAACCTGTAGTCAAATCTCCTAGGGTTGAAGTAAGTGCTCCAGTACTAGTAATTCCAGATTGTCCATTATAATTTAAACCACCTGCAAGGGTCAGAGTATTTGCTCCATAAGCACCAAAAGTGATGCCATTTGCATCTTGATCCCAATCATTATCAGTGGTTAAAACAAAGTTTGAACTATATCCAGTCGCTACAATTGCATTTGGTCCAGATCCACCAAAAATATATGCTGAGTTATTGGCAAGATACTTTCTCCAATAAGAAGGACTTCCAACTGCAAATTCAGCATCATTGGCCTTCGATAGACTTAAATGCTTCTCCAGAATTGTTCCTACATTTCCAGTAATTGTTCCGAGAGCATCAATAACTACGACATGAACTTCATCAAATCTAGATCCTCTATTAATCGCATATTCTGAAGTAGAAGGGCGATCTGCAATACTGTTCCAATCAATGGTAATTTCCGTAGTTCCAGTACCAGTTTTAGTATTTCCAACAATAAGTTTTTGTTGATCGAACCAATCTAATTGAGAAGTATATGAGGTGGTAGAAATTGTAGCTCCACCAATATTGGTACAAATTCCAATTGAACCTGAATTTGTAAATGCCCAAGTACCTAGAGGTTGATATTCTTTTCCGGATATTGTTCCTCCTGCAGAAACATGATCCAAAACTTTTACTGAAATTTTTCCGGAACCTACTTCAGTTATAATTCCTTTCAAATATCCGTCAAGAGTTACAGTTGTTCCTGCACCAACATCAATTCTTCCTACAACTGATTGAGTAATACCATATCCAACTTGAATTGAAGTAGTAGTAATTCCACTCAAAATTTGATCCGCTTTAGCATCAATAATTGCAACTTTGATGCCATTCGACCAAGAACCTGGATTTCTTGCTGCTACAATTACATCAGTGATTGTATTCTCATCATAACCCAATTGATTATAATCATCTAAACTTTTAATCTTGATGCTGGCGATTCCTACTTCACCCGCAAATCCATTCTTCAAATCTGCATCATCAGATCTGATAACCTGCAAAGATCCACCATATGCAAGATATGCAGAAGCAGTCAACCAATGCTCATAGTGCTTATCAGTGGCATAAGGTTCACCAAAGATTTGTAATAGTCCGTTTTCGTTTTCTACTAGAGTTGGAACATCAGTTGGTCCTTTCGCAAAAGGAGCAACAATTGCTCCCACTTTATTTGAAGTTGGATTTACTCTTCCAACTGTTAAGTCAACTTCTTTTACTACAATTCCAGGAGATGCTAAATTTAGCGCCATTTTTATTCCCCGACAAGTCCAGAATTATTCTAAAAGTATTTATAAAATTC